GTAGTTTCCGATAAAATCTCTCAGGCGTTTTTTGCCCCACCCCATGCGTGCAAGGGTCACTATAAAAAGGGCGCTGTTTGCGTTGATAACGTCATCTATGACCTCCTGCACCTCATCACAGAGCATATACATTTCTTTCTGCGTATATCTTTTCACTCTCGATCTCATTTCAGACCCTCCATGCTTTTCCATAATTTCTTTGCGTCCTCGATATCGGTATAAGCTGTATATACCGCCTTATTGTCATTTCGGGCGACCACATACATGATCTGTCCGCTCAAAATGATCTCCTGTATCTTATACGTCTTGCCTATGTAGTGTATTTTCATTTTTCTCACTCCTCTAAGTCCATTCTCGCCCCGCAGTTCGGACACCATGCCGTCATCTCTCGACCTTGCGGTTCTTCCTTACAGTTGGAGCAGTAAGGGTAGTAACCGTCGCAGGAGATATTCCATTTTGCGTGTACTACTTCTCGTGTTTCAATCGTTGGCTGATTTAAAACTATGTTGTACAGTTCGTCAACCATTTCCATCATCTCTTTGGGGTCTGCATTCTCATACCACTCTCCTGTTTCTTCAAACGGAGGTAATATCTCACGCATTTTATACTTTACTTCCTCACCGTCAATCAATTTTCTGACAGGAGGACCGCTATTTTCTATCTTGAATACATTTTCCATATTTTCACTCATTTTCTTCATACCTCGCAATGCTCACGGAGAACATCAAGCCCGCCGGCGAGATGTATCCTCATAGCGGCTATCACCACGAAGTTGATGTATGTTCCCAGATCGTCTATCAAAAGGTCACTGGCGTTTGCGTACTGTGGTTGACCGCCTGTTTTCTGCACCATCAACTGTCTTATGTTATTGAGATTTTTCTCTAAATCCTTGATGTCACGCAATTCGAGTTTTGCTTCTCCAAATTTTAGAAAGTTCCACATCAGCTCGAGCTGACCTGCATCAAGCTCCTTTATGTTATGTTTTGCCATTGTCTTCACACTCCTCATACCTCGCACATCTGATGCCCTCGACATAAGGGTACTTGTTGTCGGGTTCGACTTTACAGCGTATGCATTCTATACCTCTGCCTTTTAGCAAAATTTTCATCGCCCGTCATTCTTCCTATAGCCATGAACGCCATAAATGCCGCCGACTTTACATCCTGCTCCTTTTCGATATCTGACAGGAGAGTACCTGCTTTCCTGATACACTCCTGACGCTCTTTGTGGTCTGCGCGCCACTCTGTGTATGCTTTGTTGTGCTCCTCACACTTAGCGACTATCTGCGCCTTGGTGTCAGCCGCTGACTGCTTATCTATGTACCCCTTTTTAAAGTCGGCATATAAGCTTTTAAGCGATAAGTAGAGGAGCATTTCGGGAGCTGTCGCACCTTTTGGAATAGGCTTGTTATATGCTGACCCTCCCACATGATTTCTTGTATTTTATAGGTCTTGCCTATGTAATGAACTTTTTTCATTTTACTTCTCCTTGTCGCTTGTTAAGTATTCCTCCAAAAGGTCAATTGTCTCATTTACGCTGTGGCAAACTCTGCACATATTTCCCTGTCTTGTCAGATGCTCCAGCCACCATTTCTGATTATCCAAAACACGTCCCTTTGCGGATTTAAGCTCTATGTAAAGCCCGTGAAACCCTTTTCTCGGAACAGGCAGGTGCAGGTCGGGAACTCCCGACTTCACCCCCATTCGCTTTAAATGCGCTCCACGATACACGGAGCATTTCCGCTCGTTTGCCGTGTGGTAAAGCAGCGCCAATTCGGGGTATTTTTTCTGCACAGCAGGGTGCTTTGACCATTTTATCACCTCGATCTGTATCATGTCCTCGGTCATGTTCTCACTGTCGATTTTCATTTCCCACCTCACATTTCTTCAAACTCTTTCTTTGTTTTTTCAAGTTCTCGCCTATAATAATCGCCGAGAAGAGCATTAAATATAGATTCAAGCTCTTTCGGGATAGTCACCTGATTGCCAGACCGCAAATAACGAACTGCATCTTGCTGTTCTTTCGATATGCAGATTAGTTCTTGTATCTGACTTTCAATATTTTTTATCACCTGTAGCTTTTCGTTTGCTTGCTTTAATTTTTCCTTGTCCATGATTATTACACCTCTCTCATTCAACTTCGTTCACGAGCTGTTCATCGGTCATTTTTCTAAGTGCCACAGCTCTCTTGTGTACGTCTAACTCATGTTCGGTCATTCTGCATTTTCTTTTAGCCATTTTTATACTTCCTTTCGGTCAATAACTTTGAATCGTATCACCCACACATAGGGATTAGCCATCCATTTGTTCCCAGGTTCACTTGTTGTCGAATCCCAAAGTTTGGCAAATTCTTCTCTGGCGATCTGCTCATCCCCGGCAACAACTGCGAGAGAGCAAAGTCCCTCACGTCTTAAACCGAATATGTCTATATCCCGAAGCCTTTCTGTTCTTATACTCTCTACACGGAGAAACAGTCTTGCTATGCTCTTGGGCATATGTATCGATGGTTTCCATTTTATTATCGCCCATTCAGCATCATCAATGGGATCCGGCTTGCCGTCTGCTTTGTATATAATCGTTGGCATCTGTCCATATGTTCTTGAGTACTGAGTCCACGTTTCCCGAACATAAAGATGATCACCTATGTCATATGGCGGCTTGAATAAAGCGCAGGGGCTGTAGGGGAATTCACTTCCGTCTCCAAGCTTAATAGGTTTTATGATGCGTCTTGTCTCGGTCTTGTGCCCGTTCAATATCGCCTTTACCATTTCGGTATTGAACAGGATAGGTTTAATTTTTGGCATTCTTATCATCTCCCACAATTTTTTCCAGATCGCTTATATCAAAGCTGCTATAGCTTGATTTATCTTTTGTCTGTTCCTGATCGGAACTGCTCTGATAAGCTCCATCAAGAACTTTGCCAATGTTGCTGTCTTTTATTAGCCAGTCGAAATTAGCTGTCCACCCTCTGTCATTTTTTCCGCACAGAAACTCGGATTTTTGCGCCATAGTAAAGATTTTTCGGAAATCTTCAACAGTATATCCGCTTTTTAATCGAGTTTTTACCGCTCTTACCCGTGCATCTGTATACGCTGTCACCTTAGGAAGTGATGTGCATATCTCGTTATAGCTCAAAAAGATTTTTTCAATATCTTTTTTCAGAGAAGCTGTAGGCGGCTTGTCCGCCGTTTCTCTCTTTTCTACTCTACTCTTATCTTTTCTATTCTCCTTTATGTCATTTTTGCAATTTTTATCGGGGTTTTTGCTGCAAAAACTTAGGTTTTTGTCACATTTATTTTCATTAGGGCGCAGTTGTATAAGACTTACTGTCTCTTCTTTTTTTAAAAGCCAATAAGCCTCTTCAACTGTCACAGGATTTCGTTTAGCACCCTGAAAACGTCTTTGTATTGCACAGGAAGTCAAGACTTGACCCGTTTCAGCAAGGTTACTGTCCAGCATTGCCCCGCTGATCAGGTATTTGATGACCTGTCTTGTAAAATTTTCCTTGACGTTAAGCATAAAGGATATATCAAGGATAATATCTTCATTATACTCAACGTAGAAACCCTTTTCATATATTTTGCAAAGTAACGCTATATAAATCATCATGCCGTTATTGCCATATCTCGCACGGAGACGATTTATTTTGGTGTCCGCAAAAAAATGAACATCGAAAGGAAAATAGTCAAGCCCGAATTTTTTAGGTCTTGCCATTTTTACTTTCTCCTTTGACCGATACACCCGGTTGCATCGCATTGACCCGATGCATCGGTAGTAATTGTCTGTCAGGCGCATCACCAAAGCACTGCTTTAATGACACCCTCAATTTATAGGCGCATTGCCAAAGTATACTTTAACAACACCCTTGCTTCATAGGCGCATTAACAAGGCGCTGCCTTATTAACACCCAAAATTTTATTGTGCAAAGTCATGCAAACCTATCAGAACGGCACCTCTCCGTCACTTAAAATCTCCTCAAAATCCCCTAAGTCTCCCAGTTCCGCAGGAGTGGGGGCAGGAGTTGTATTCTGCGTTGCCTGTGGTGCAGAGTATGAGGTACTTGCGCCTGTCCCCGAAGTGCCGCTCTTATCCCCGCAAAACTCCACGCTGTCAACAAGGACGTATGAGCTGTAGTGGTTCACATCGGTGTATTTTTTATCCTGGTACTTGTCCGTTTTGAATCTGCCCTCAAGGGCTATCATCTTGCCCTTGCTCCACCACTTGCCGATAAACTCTGCGGTCTGTCGCCACGCTTTACAATTGATAAAATCGGGGTCTCTTTCGTTGCCGTCCTTGTCCTTACCGTTGTTGATCGCAACGGTAAAGGAACAAGCGGATATGCCCGATTGGGTCTGTCTGAGTTCAGGGTCGGCAGTGAGTCTGCCTATGAGTATAACTTTGTTCATAGCTTATCCCTCCAGTAAATCACCGAAGTCGGCAGGCTCGTCCTGTGTGGGCTGTGCTGTTTCTGCCTGTACTTCCTCAACGATCTCTCCGGTTGCTGCATCGACTGTGGGTGCATCTTCTTCAGGTGCATTGTCTATAAAATCTGCTGTAAATTCGCCCGAATTGTCCATGCCTATGGCTGCATTGTCCTTTTCAATGGCTGTTTCAAGGTCAATGCTCATGATGCCCCATTTGCTGATAAGCTGTCGTATCATCGTCTTGCAAGCCATGCCGTCAAAGTCCTTGCTCCAGAATGTCCAAGCCCTGTTGTTTTTCTTGTCGCTCCTATAGCCCTGACTGTATTTGAGAGCGTGGCTTTCCATCTTCTCTTTGCTCCAGTAAATAGCCTTTCTGAAACCGTTCTGATACTCGAACATTGCATAATACCCCATTGTTTCAGCCTGTTCACGCTCTCTCTCATTCTGAATAAGCTGCACCTCAATGTCTTCTTCCAAAGGGTCGAATCGTATCAGTTCACCCTGTTTTATAGGCAATACATTGAGCTTCTTATAATATCCCGAACGCACTGCAAGCTGGATATAGCCTTTGTAACCGATAACAAACTGCGCCGTTGTTCTGCCGTTTTTATTATCCTTGAAGGGTACTAAGTAATACTGTCCAAGCTGTGGGGATGGGGAGAGGTTGAGTGCTTCTCCCAGAAGTCCGCCCGAAACTATTGTTGACGCTTCACACTCTGCAAGGGCAGGAGTGGTGACGACTGCCGAGGTTATTGCTGTAACGAATTTTGCTGCCCTTTTCGGGTCTTTCAGCGTGTTGTTTATCATTTTTTTGTAGCCGTCCGAGTTTATCACCAGTGAAAAAGGTTTTTTCTTGCTCTGCTCGGTCAAACTGTTCTTAACTGCCATAGTCTTATACCTCCATTTTTATATACGGCTGTATCTGATGCCGTTTTTCTTCATGTATTCTACCAATGATCCAAGCTGTTTTCTCGTTCCTATCGCTGCAAAGCTTATTTTGCCCACAGGCTCATTTGTTACAGGAACGGTTTGCTGTACAGGCTGTGCTTGTTCGGACACGGGTTCGGGTTGTACCTGTGCCTGTTCTTCACGTTTCTGCCGTGCTGCCTTTAACGCTTCCTCTGCGGCTTGCTTTTTCTTCTGCTCCTGTTCATAGCGGAATTTCAGCGTTGTGGCTTCCACCAGTGCTGCGGAGTAGTTGTAGCTTTCAAGATATTTGTTGATTACCGCTACTTTGTAGGGAACGTCACCGAACTGCTCCTCCAGCTTTTTCAGTTCCTCTTTCACACGGTCGATGTGGTCTTCCAGAGAGCCTTTCAGCTCATCAAGCCCTTTGGACTTGTTTCCCCACTTGGGGTCAAGTATCTTTTCAAAGACTATCGTGTCAGCCATGTCACCGACTTTGCTTTCAAAGAAATCTTTCAGTGCTTTATATTTTTCGTCCTTTTCCTGTTCCTCAAAGGCTTTTATCTGTGTGTCGATGGCTTCTATGGGTTCTTTGATGATGCTCACAAGCTCCTTGCATTTCGTTTCAAGCTCGTTGTAAGGCTCTAAACAACGCCTTTTAACGTCCTTACGGTACTCCTCAATGGCTGTTGCCAGTTTATTGAGGTTCGCCCTGTCGGACTTGGCGGACTTTATGGCATCGGGTGTCACAACTAAGTTTTTGTACACTTCAAGCTGTGTCCGCAGTTCCGTTTTCAATTCCTCGTGATTCCATTCAATGACCCGTGGTATCGCCGACAGGTCGGTCACGGTGACAATTTCCATTTGGTTCATTCTATCTCTCCTTTATGTCATGTGGGGTGTTAGTGTGGGCAGTATCAGCGGTGGACGCTTATCGTCAACGACGTATTGCCAGAACTCTTTTTCTTTTTCGAGAAGCATTTCCATATCTTCACGAACGTCTTGCCTATCAACACGAAAATCTCTGACTGTTGCACACAGTTCTCCGTCTCTGCTGTAGTACCTGATGTAAGCTCGAAGAATAGCAAATTTCCAACCCGTAGCTAACATCTGATGCAAAAGTTGTATGTAGTAGCTGTCGGGAATACGGTCTGTCCATTCCTCCCACTGCATTTGGTTCATGATGGTTGCAGTTTTGATTTCCAGTATACCTTTTCTGCCTGTTACCTTTTCAGTGAGTTCACCATCAAGGGTTGCATACAGCCAGGGGTTGTCCTCGTTTGCGTACATTCTGAACTCGTGGTAGTCTATGTCAAATTGAGGATTATCGAGGGCAAAAATAGCCCTGATGTGCTCCTCCGCACTCTTGCCGTACTTGACAGCAGGCTTGCCTGATAAGTCAGGCGGTCTCTTGCGATGGGTCTTTATCTCCCACAACTCCACATTGGTCATGTACTTGTTTCTGCCTATGGCTGCAACTGCCTGACTGCCGCCAATGCCGTGACTGCGGCAAGAGAGCCATTCTTCACGGGTCTGTGGGTCGTAGAGTATCATTTTATCATCTCCTTAATCGTTGTACCTCTTGGAGTAGTAGATGTCTTCCTGTGCCTTTTTCAGCTCTTTCATCACTTCCATGTTTTCTTTTACATAGTCGCTGTATCTCTTGCACTTGCTGTGGCAGCCTATATGCCTGTATTTGCACTTATGGCAAGGACATTTCAGCATATCACCACTCTCTTTCCATATCCCTTATATCATCGGAATCAGGCTCATCCCTGTCACACCGTGGACAGTTCGGACAGTCGTGAAAGCACTGGTCAAAGGGGTCTTTTATGCAGGTGTCATTCATTGTTCATTCCTCCCCATTGTTCCGCCATAGCTTCTGCTATGCCTTCAAATGTTTTGCTTCTATGTTTTGCACTTTTCTCCTTGCCGACAACTTCACCGCTTAACGCTTGCTTTTTCCATATTTCAGAATTACCGCACACCCATCCCCCTTTTGGGGTTACTATGTTTGTGGGTCTAAGTTTAGGCAGTCCTTTAATCCATAGATACGTTTTCTTAGTGTACGGATGTCCGTATTCATAAGGTTGTATAACTTGTGTCTGTTTAGGCAGCCTGTATATACGGTTTGGGACAGGATTTTCAATACATATCTTCTCACATTTAGCATTGTAGAACCGCAAGAAAAAATCTTTTGCGTCAAGTCCTTTGTTGAGCCTTTCGGCATCGATCAACCCCTTGTGTGGATATAGTCGGCAAGCACCGGCATTGGAAAGATATGTACAAGGTGGGTGAGCAATTATCAAATCCCATTCTCCGTATACAGTGTGTTTTTCGCCGTTCATTGTCTCGAATGTACAATCACCGTCAATCAGAGGCAGTACATCCCCCAGTATATGCCACTCAGGGTGTCCGCCTGACGGTTCTTGAATATCTGCCGAATACCCTTCGTGTCCACGCCTGCGGAAAGCTGAACATACACGCTGACTTTCTTCACAAGCTATAAGCACTTTCATTTGACTTTTCACTCCTTATCTGTTATAATTTAAGTGTGTTTTTTCAAAATCGTCCATTGGCTTTAAGCCGTGGGCGGTTTTTCCTTTTGGTAGGTCAGAAAATCCGTTGCCCTGTAAAATGTGACGTAATCTCCACCCATATCCACATCATCAAAATACTGCTCCATATCTCCACTTATTGCTTTAATAACAACAGCGTACATATCTTCTTCCCATTCCGCAGCAATCTTGATAAGCTCATCAAGGGTAAATTTTCCTTTAGATTTTTGTACTCGTAAGCACCAACGTCCGTTTCGGTCGTAGTCAGCCCACACTTCAACGTTTTTCTTCATTCCACCACCTCCGTGAACCACTCTTTCACCCTCTGCCCCAGTGTTTTTCTGTACTCCACAAGCACAGGCTTTTTCTTTCTTACCACACAGTTCCAAATGTCGTCTTCACAGGTCACACCGTGAAGCCTGTTTATCTCCGAGTAGCTGTCCAGTGCCCTTACAAAGCGGGCTTGCCTGCTGGCTTCAAGGAAGTCCA